GTGCTGGACCTTACCGGTGGGGTGGTTGCTAAACGTATTAACAAATATATTTAAAATTTGTGACGTCGACGTGCGGAACGAGTTACGCGGCTTTACCAACGAAACTTAGATTTCGATTGGCTGCGCGTGATTGGTGTGTCCGTTTCAATACCGTCGTCGTCAGGGCCAGGTCTGCGAATGTTGTTGACCTCGTCGACGAGAACTTTCGTCCCGTCGGCTCTGGCAGCAGTAGCAGTCCATGATGGTATGTACACTTGTGGGTATGCCCAGTCTGTACCAGTGGTGGTGATGGTGGTGTTAGCGCCAGTGTAGTTAGCCATCACAGGTATAATTGCAATTTCTAACTGATACTCGGCGTCGAGTCGTATGAACTGGAGCGGCATTATGCCCCCTCCGTAGGACCCGTTTTGGGCACCTGACTTGGGTTGTACCAGGTAGGTGCGCACAAATTCACCTGTAACACTGCGTTCAGTAAATCCTTTGGTCAACACTTTGGCTGATCCGGTGAGCGTTGGTAAGGTGTTGTCACCGTCCCATCGGATGTTGTTAAACATCCTGAGTGGGTCGCCTCCTGCTGGCCAATTGCTTGAAGAAGTTCTAATGGACAACAGGAAGTTCTGCAAATTGTTGAGATTTAAGAACATTGTGATTCTAGCGGCTGCATTGCTTGGGTCGAGCCAAGCGAGCGGGCTAGGTCCTGATCCTCTATACTCACCAATGAGTGACGGGAGAGCAGTTCCTGCAGGGATCTTAATAGAAGACCATTGTGAGGCTGCTTCGGTTGCAGATGAGTTGTACGATGAAGAACCCGTAGTGATCTGCGGTGTATAGAGACGCACTGTGTACTGAACATAAAGTTCACCAAGAGTAGTGGCAGTAGCAGGTGTGTTTTGTGTAGCAACAACAAGGTTGCCGACATCATAGGTTTTAAGATCACCGACCACAGCTGCGGAGCGCACATAGCGCTGAATTCCGAACTTGCGCAAATCGATAGTTCTAGCATTAAAATCAGTCCGATCCCAAGGGGATGTTCGTGATGCACCTTTAAAAGACATGAGCGACACTTTATTTGCTGGTGGTGAGTCGAGGGCATCGTAGTCGATGGCCATCATAACGGAACCAGGAACCGAAGTAGGACAAATGGGTTCATAGATAAAGCGTAGATCAGAAAAGATATAAGACTCAAACCTATTAGCAATCGCCGATAACCAGGGGAACGTGCCTGATAGACCAGGATTGACATTAAAACTATTAATAAGAAAGCTAGCATTAGCTGAAGTAACATCGCCAATATATTCCTTATTGGTGACGATAATGTCGCTACCAACCGGTATAATCTTAGGGCCAGGTTTCTTAGTTCTAACATTCTTTGCGACTGGTGCTTTGGTGACTGTGACACTTGCGTTGCTGAAAGGTTTGCGTATATGGTTGCTAGGAATTTTGCGTTTGCGATTCGCGTTCTTAGACTTGC